GTCGTTGAAGTAGGCGTCGATCTTGTTCTGGCCGCCCCACATCAGGGCGACGACGGCGCCGCGCATCCCGTTGACCGGGTTGGCCATGCCGTTGTGAGCGTGGCCGGGATCAGTCACGCCGTGGCCGTGCTGACCGCTGGTCTGGGTGGTATGTCCATGTCGACCGGCCATGCCGGTGCGAGCCGTGAGGTCCAGTCTCATCGGTCCGCTGGAGACGGTGGCGCTGTGCTTGTGCGCCGGCATGTTGGCCAAGGCCACGGTGATGTTTGACGTACCGCCGTATGTCCCAGCCGGGGAGGCGGTGAAGTTGCCCATCAGCACCCGCTGGCGGCAATCCGGCATGGTCATCGTCCGGTTGGGCGCCGTGCCGCCGGTGATGTACGCGGCCAGCGCCGGGACGCTGAACAACGTCGGCGTGGTCGCTTCCTGGATAACGGTCGTGCCGTCAAGTGGAACCCACCCGGGCCCGATCGCCGCTGGAGCAACCAAGCTGGTGATCACGGCGCCGACGGGGATGGCCGACTCCACCGTGGCGATCTCTTTCCAGCCAGCAGCGTTGTAGATGTACAGCTTCCCGGTGTCTTCACTCTGGAACAGGCTGCCCAGGCCGGGTGAGCCAATCGGCCCTCCCCGGCTCATCCGCAGGTTGGAGCCGCCGATTCTGTTGGTCACCAACAGCGAGTCACCCGTCAGCGATCCCCCGGCGGCGAGGTTGCCGTCGAGGTTGAGGTTCTCGGTGACCTTCAGCGTCTTGGGGGAGATGCGCTGCAGGATCGTGTCGCTGCTCCACACCGTGGAGCCGTCGCCGGCGATGCTGAACATGTCGCCGGTGCCGTTGCGGTTGGACACCAGCGCCGAGGCGCCGTCGATCTTGGTGAGCAGCGACTGCGGCAGGAACTTGCGCTTGTCGATGACGTTGTCCACGAAGCTGCTGGCGCCCGACGGGCAGAACACGGCGGCCAGGGTCGTGGCGGTGATCGGAGGGTCGGGGAACACCGGATCGGCCGCCGGCGTCCCCGGAACGATCTTCAGCTTCCCGTTGACGTCCACGGTCAGCAGGTCGTAGCGATCCTGCGTACCTGCCGAGCCGAGGTCGGCGCTCTGGCCCCCAGCCATGACGACCAGAGCGCCGTTGACAATAGCGGTGCCAGCAGTGTTGGTCGCTGACGAGCCAGAGCAGGAGATCTCGCAGCCCTCGATGACCCCATACCGGGCATTGCCCAGCGTGTTGAAGTCGATCCGATCAGGCTCGGCCATCTGCGGACTGGCGACATCGCCAGCGTTGGGGATCAAGAACCCCTTGTGAAGAACGGTCGGCCGAGCCATCGGCACTCCTTCGGTCGCTACATGGTGTGGAACACGTAGCCCAAGGAGTCGAGGTAGCGAGCGATGGGGGCCGGCATCTGGTAGATCTTGCCGGCCTCCAACTTGTAGCTCACGTGCGGGTTGCCGTACGTGAACTCCTCGATCGACTGCGCCATTCGGATCTGAACACGGCCCTCTCCATCTTCCTGGAGGGGCTGACGAACAGGCTCGACCTCGATCTGGGCGGCGGGGAAGCCGAGGTCCGAGGGGCGCGTCACCTCATTCTCTTCTTGGGCATCCGGCTCAGTGCTGGAACGTCCGGCCACGGTGGGTTCTCCTTAAGGGTGACTCAGGGGGGAGCCTACGACGAGCGCATGCTCTCCAAGTGCTGGAGCAGTGTGGACCGCCCCTTGCCTGCCTCTTCGGCAGTGATGACGTCGTCCAACGTGTCGGGGTAGTCCTCCACGAAGCCGATCACCTCGGTGACCGTATGCGCTGCCGGATCGAAGGCGACATCCATCTCCTGGGTGTCGTCGTCGCCGGCGACCGCCGGCGGCTCCTCGGCCGCCAGCAACTGCGGAGCAGCACCAGACACGGCAGTGACGGGGATGTTGGTCGTGCCGGCTGGCGGATAGGGGTTGGCGCCTTCACCGGTACCGGTGGCCACCATGGTGACCGCCTTGGTACCAGCGGAAGCGAAGGTGACCGTCGTCGGCCCAGGGCCGGTGGACGTCGCCGGTGTACCGGTCGGGTACGTCCACACCAGGCTGGCCGTACGGGTGGACGGCGCGTCGGTCTTGAACGTCCAGACCAGGCCGTTGGTCGTACTGACCGTGGCTTGCGCCGCGCCGACCTCAGTCAACGCCTTGGACCCGAACGTGTTCGGACCATGGACAGAGATGATGCTCACCAAAGCCTCCTATGACGTGGTGATACCGGGATAAGGGCGAGCGGGACAGGGCCAAAGCCTCCGTTGTCCCGCTCGCCCTTGAGGTAGGTCAGTTGGTCAGCATCTTGACCACGGACGAATCCGTGATCACACCCCAACCCCAGATCGCGTACCACGCCAGGGCGTGCTCACGGCCGAAGTCGAGGACGCCGCCGTCACGCAGTTCGACGGGGAGGCTGACGGCATGGCCGAAGGCGTTGTCGCCCAGCATGATGCTCTCGTAGACGCTGCCGGTCGGACCCCACGGCTGACCCCAGCCAGGCGTCGTGGTGACAGTGACGTCGTCGTCCGATGCCGAGTTGTACGGCGGGACGTCCGGCGTAGCGGCGGCCGGCTGGGTGATGTTCGGGAACGTCGGGTCGCCGCCGGCGGCACCGAGGGCGGTCCCACGCCAGTCCGGGTTGAACGGATCGGGGGTGACCACCGCACCACCCGGCAGGTTGGTGTACGGGTCCGCGATGTCGGTACCGACAGGACCGCCGACCTGGGTCGTCTCGATGAACACGACGTCGTCCAGGCGACCGATCTCCCCGAGCATGAAGTTGCCCGGGGCGGCGTACTTGGTGACCTCGATCCACTCCGGGGTGTCACGCAGGCGGCGGGACTGGTGCGGGTGGATGAAGGCGACGTACGTCTCACCGAGGCGCGGCACGTTCTTGGACGACAGCACCTCGACGGCGTCCTTGATCGTGTGCGGGTGGAGGTAGAACCCACCACCGGTGAGCGGGTTGGCGCCGGTCGTCAGACCGGTGGCCACCGTGCCCGGCTCGTACACGCCGTAGCCCTGGTTGATCGCCGTCGGCTTCTGGTAGCCGAACACGATGCTGGTCGAGCGCTGCAGCGTCGCCCGTGCCTGGCCGTCCATGTACAGCGCCATGTTGCGTCCCAGCAGACGGCTGGCCGAGGCCATCACGTCATCAAAGGAAGCATTCAGGAGAAGCTCCGAAACAGCCACCGCAAAGCCCTGCTCGGCAACCGTGATCGCGTACTGGTTGGCCGTGATGGCGTGCGTCTTCATGCGGACGCCCTCCAGGAGGGGTCCGTTTGGGATCGGCAGGTTGTTGTAGCGCATGAAGTTGACCGAGAGGCCGGGCATGGTGCCCAGTTCGGTCTTCTTCACGGCGAACTGCTCGAAACGCAGCGTCGGCATCGACTGGAAGAGGATCTCCTTCGACCAGATCGTCTGGATCGCCGGTCCCATCATGGTGGAACCGGTGGTCACGCCGGCGCCGTAGCCAACCGCCGTGTTGTCCATCCCGATGGTCGCGTCATAGCCGACCGGCGGGGTGTAGTTGGACAGGGGGCCACCGCTGGCGAGCCTGGTCGTACCGGTGATGCCGGAGATGACAGGAAGTTCGCCACCGAGGCTGGTGCCTGCGGGCATGAGCTTCTCCTTGTGTTGCGGGGCCTATCCGCCCCGGCGGTTGGGATTTGTCATCCGTAGGAGGCTCTCACGATGGCGTTTGTACTCATCCATGGGCATGTCCTTGACCATCTGGTCAGTGACTTGCTGGTTGACCGGTAGTTGCTCCAGTGGTCCAACGGGTGGGACGGAAGGCATCGCTGCCCCCCGGAACGGTACTTGCTGCTGCGACGCTGCTGCTGCAGCGGCGAAGTTCTGTGCGATCACTTCGGATCGCTGCTTCATGTAGGCGATCGACTGCTCGATCTCCTCCGGTGAGTTGCCCGACACCATGTCCCAAAGGGCAGGGATGATCTCTTCCTGCTCCTGCTCGACTCGCTGACGTCGGTACTGCTCGACCTCGGCCAGGCGCCGCTCTTGTTCGAAGACGGCCCGATCGACGGCGTACTTGGACTCCGTCTCCTTGAACCGATCCTCCCACTCCTTGTCCCGCTTCTCCAGCAGGGCCCGGAGGTCCATCTCTTGCTCTTCCTTCTCCCGACGGGCGGCGTCGGCCTCGTCGGCCAGCCGCTTGCGCTCGGATTCCTCTTGCTCACGTGCCGAGAGGACCTGCTGCAACTGGGCGCCCATCTCCTCAATGCGCCCGTACAGCTTGTCCTTCTCCTGCTGGCGAGCCCGCTCGATGTCCTCAGCGGTGAACACCGGCTGTTGCGGTGCTTGCTGGGGCGGTTGCTGGCCCTGGGACGGCTGTTGGCCGTTCCATTCGCCGGCCATGCGCGGCTGTGCGGGTTGTACACCCTGAATGAAGCCGTTGCCAGAGTCCACGATGGTGGCCGGCGGCGGTTGGGTGGGAGCTTGGTCTGTCATCGTTCAGTTGTCCAGTGTTCAGGCCCCGGACGCCCCATTGATAGCACAAGGAGCGTCCATAGGGCGGTATCTCATGTCTCTAAGCGAGCGTCAGACGAGGTCGTCTGACTCAAAGTCGCTCATCTGCGGAGGCATGATGCCATACGCCAACTGCTGAAGCTCCATGGCGAGGTTGGGGTCCACCGGAGGCTGTGATGGCACCGGGTTCCCCTCTGCGTCTTGGCCCATCAGGGGCTGTCCGTCTGGTGTCATGCCCGTCGCCATCATGTTGAAGGCGCCGATCTGGCTGCGGATGAGGTCCAAGGCGCCTTGCTCCTTGGTGTCCTCCATGACCTCTTCGAAGATCTCGCGCAGCTTCTGATCCGGGAACTGGACACCGAGGTCGCGGAGCGCTCCACGCCGGCTCTCCAGGTTCATGGCCATCTTGGCCTGGATCTCGTTGATCTTGATCAGCGTGTCCATCGGCATCGGGCTGGGCCAGTCGATGGTCGAGCGGTACGACGCTGGGTTGGACGGGTCAAGCTCCGGCATCTGGTCCGGCCGCAGGATCATTGCTGACAGGTACGGGTTGTACACCGTCAGGTCCGGGCGGAACAGGAAGCAGTGCTTGATGACCAACTCGTTGATCCGTTCGAAGAACGGCTTGTACTGAGTGATCTTGCGCTCATGCTTGAGCATCAGTGGCTGGTACTGCAGGGCCAGGGCCACGCCGGACGTGTTGCTGATCGGCTGCAGGGTGCCCAGCGCCGTCGCCGGCACGCCGGTCATCTCGTGCATCGCCTGCTTGAGCAACTCCATGTAGCCCAATGGGCCGGTGAAGTTGGTCTGCAACTCTAGGTTCTGGACCTTGGCCTTCTCGTTGCCGATGGCCCACAGCTTGCGGGCGCCCTTCTCCAGGTTGGAGGCCTTGGCGCCGGTGATCACCGTGACGGGAGCAGCGTGGTAGTTGATGATGTCCGAGATCTCCGTGGCCTTCTCGTTGTACTCACGGTTCAGCGGGATGATCTCGTTGATGTCGCCCAGGCCCCACGGGCTGGAGGAGACGGGGAAGTTCTGGGTGTAGGCGATCGGTATCTCACCGAGCGGGTTGGGCCGCTGGTCGATCAACTCGTCGTTGATGTACTCCTCGATGACGTCCTCGGTCATCAACTCGACGTAGGTCATCACCTGGCGAGCGCCGTCCTGCGCCGTGCCCCAGAACTTGTACTTCAGCTTGAAGCGGATCATCCGGCTGCGGTCGTGGGGGTGCCACTCGGGGAAGCAGAACGCCGGATTCAGTGGCAGGACACGGATGCGGCCCTCGTGGGGAATGCCGACCGAGTCGACGTACGGCGGTTCGAAGGCCACCTTGGCGAACACGTCGCCGGACACCGACCCAAGCTGGCCCATCTCGTGGATGATCGCCTGCTTGTTGTTGTGGACCTCCCACACCTCCTTGAGGAGATAGGGGATGATCCCGGCCGTGGCCTCGGGGCTGTGGAAGTTGACGCCCTTGCCGAAGGTGAAGTTGACGAGGAAGTCGCTGAAGGCGCGCACCCAGTTGAAGACAAGCTGGGGCTCACCGATCTCCCGCTTGTACGCCCAGTGGTGGCCGAGGTACCAAGCCCAGTTACTGGCGTACCGGCTCAGGCGAGGGCCATGGACTTCGAACTCTTCGTCCGCGAGTTCGACCAGGCCGAGGGGGCTGATGGCGATGGTCAGGTCGCTGGCCGCAGCCCTGTAGCTGCCGGGGTAGAAGGCGACGGTCATCGGAAGCCCTTCTGCCCGTACACCTTGGTGCGGTAGCGCAGGTTGGGGTCAGAGTGGTTGGCATTGATCCAGATGTTGCGCCCGGTGGTCTTCTCGATGTCGGCCGCTGCAGCGACACGGTGGTGGGCGTCACCCAGCCGTACCTCAGGCTCTTCGCCGTAGTCCTCGGAGTCGTCCCAGTTCAGCGTGACCTTGGTATGCGCCCGGAAGCCCTCGTCCATGATGCTCTTGTGGACGCCTGAGCCATGAACCGTGTAGTCGTCGGACTTCGACTCGGCCGTCTTGCGCTCCCACATCTCGTCCATGGACTCTTTCTCGCCCGTGACGTCAGGATCCGCACGAGCCCCAGAGGAGAGGCCGTAGTAGCTGGCGTTGGACCCGATGCTGCCCCGGTCACCGGAGTCAGTGATCATGTCCTTCATCTCCTGTGCCCCATAGAACATCTGGAACTGGATGGGATGCACGTTGCGGTTCACCGCCGGGCCGGGAGTCACCTGCGGCGGAGAGGGCTTGTCATACGTCGAGGCGTCGAACAGCGACTCCTGCAGAGGAGGGCCCTGGCGGATCTGGGACTCGTTGCGCTCCTTCACACGGTCCCCTCCCGCTTCTGCTTCTCGACCACTTGCTCACGGAGGTTGGACGACTTGCTCTTGTCCATCACCGACGTGTGCGAGATCACACGATCCCACGGGATCTGTGCTCGTGTCCGGGGGTAGTCCCCGATGTCGGAGGTGAACCATTGGTCATCAGGATGCACCGCCATCTTGACGATCCGGCTCGGCCCTTCCCTGGGCAGGTAGTTGTGCGCCGTACCGTAGTCGGTGGTGGCGTTGGTCCCTTCCCACCCGGGCTGGATCACACCACGCTCGTCGGAGGCGATGTGGCCACGGCCCTTGGCCTCCTGGAACTCGTCCTCGGACATGCCTCGATACACGTGTTTGACCGGCTCCTGGCCGGCAACGGGGCGTCCCAAGTGCGGAGCGCTCTCATCGACCACGTTGAACTGGAGCCCCATGCGCTCCCTGATACCGCTGTCACTGCGCTGGTGGGAGAGGTGCTTGCTCTCGCCCACCTTGGTCATGAAGCCGCTCCGGGGATGGACGGCCGTGTCGGCCTCACCGGTGATCCACTGGTGCTCGCCCACCTCGGCCATGTGCTTCTGCCGCTCGTTGGCGTTGAACGCTGCATCCATCACGCCGGCGTTGGTGCGCTCATCCAACCACGCAGCGCCCGTATCAGAGTCGGGCTCGGACGTGGGGCCCGGGAGGATGCCGCCGAACTGCCCAAGCTGGGCCACACGCTTGATCTTGTCGCTCATGTCGCCGTGAAGGGTTTGGTGGCGGAGAGCTTCTCGCCAGGCTTGACGACGCCGACGTTGATCGTCCCGGCCTGGCCGTTGTCCGGCGTGGTGTTGAAGCTCGTGCAGCGCAACTGCGTGGCTGAGTCGAACGTCGTGGCGATCGGGCTGTAGTCGGCGTACAGCTTGGTGGCTGAGGTGAACCCGGTGCCGGTGACGGTCAGGGTGATGTTCTGCTTACGGACGAACGTCGTCGGGGCGAGGGTGGTCACGGTGGCCGTCGAAGCGGCCCCCGTGTTGACAGCGGGATCAGTTGCCTGTCCCGAGCGCCACCCTCCACCGACGAAGGCCATTACCAGGTATCACCTTCTGGACGCCGGCGCTCCAGGCGGGCCATTTGGATCGCCTCGTAGTCCGTGCGGTCCTCTTCCTCCCCATAGGGAGGTATCTCCCCGGTGTAGTCGGTGTTGGGCACACGGCTCCACCGATCCGCGCCGACCTGCCGTCCCGGATGGTTGGCCTTGTTCGGCTTGGCCACGCCGTGTCCGCTGGACATCAGTGGTCCCAATCCCCGGCGCCACCGCCGTACTCATCCTCCAGACGAGAGCGTGTCTCCATCTCGTCCGTGTAGTCGTGATCAGCCTCGTAGGCCGGGTCCACGCCGCCGAAGCCCTGCGGACCGGAGAAGGTTGCGTTGAAGCGTTCCCGATGCACCTGGCGGCCGGGATGGTTGGCCTTGTCGGGCTTGTCAGCACCATGTCCACTGGACATCAGTTGTTCTTCTTTCTCGTGGCTGCGGCCTTCTTGGCCATCTTGCTCCGTGCGGCAGGACCCTTGGCCGCTTCGTTGGAGATCGCCGCTGCCTTGGACTTGGAGTAGCCCTCGTCCTTCAGCGCCTCGTACTCGTCTGGCTTCTTGATCGAGGGACCAGGGTCCTTGCCGCCAGGCACGTCAGCCGCGGTTCTGAACGGCGGTCTTGATCTCCTCGACCTTGGCGTCGATGGCATCGCTGATCTCGTCGGCCTTGGCCCGCACGTCCTGCTGCAGTTGCTCCCAGGCCGGCTGCAGGGTGGCCTTGATCTCGGTGATCTTCTGCTGCAGTTCGCTGACTAGCTGCTCCAGGTTGTCCACTGGTATCTCCTTACAGATTGATGATTCGCTCCGGCTCTGGAGCGAGGGCCCAGTATGACCTCTATCCGAAGTCGAACTGGTCCTGATGAAGAACGTGTCTCTTGGCAACCGCCTTGCCACGCTCCGTCTTGCCGTCCTTGAAGTTGATCTCGGTACCGGTGTGTACGTCCATCGTCGGCTCGGCCGTCTTGTACGCCTCGGCCTCGGTCGGCAGGTTGCCGGGCGAGGCACCACGACGATCGGCGTCCTCACGACGCTGGATCTGCTCCTCGCCCCACTGGCCGGCCTGGAAGTCACGCGTCGAGCGCAGCCCACGCTGGGCCATCGCCTTACGGCCGGCGAAGTCGGCAGCGGCGTGGAAGTACGGGACGCTCTCGATCGCCTTCTCCCGCTCGCTCTTGTCCTTGGTGTCTCCCGAGCCCTTGGCGATGCCCAGATGGGGCACGGCGCCACCGCCGCCGGAGTGGACGTCGGAGACGAAGTACTGCGGGTGGCTGTCGCTCCACGAGTTGGCGTACGGGCCCGTCTTGGGACTGTTGCGCCACGGTGAGTTACCGGCAGGGACCAGTTCGTCCTTGGGGTTGCGGCGCATCCGGTCACCCATCGGGCCAGCGCCCTCGCCGGTCTTCCAGTCGGCCGGGGCGATCCCAGCTTCGAACTGGTACGTCGCCTGGGCCGTCTTCTCCATGTTCGCCGGATAGCCCTGCGCCTTGCGGGTGTCCCACGGCTCGGCCGTGCCCGTCTTGCGAAGCTCCCGGGCCTCGGTGGAGGTGCGAAGCTCTGCCGGGTCGCCGCCCTGACGAGCGTGGAGCACGGAGTGCTTGGCGGCCATCTCGTTGGGATAGACCGTCTCGCCGCTCTTCAGCGTGGCCGAGAACTTGGTGTTGGGCGAGGTGAACGCGTTCATCTGGGCGTACACCGTCATCGGCATGCCGATCTCCTTGGCGCTCTTCTCCATCACCTGGCGGGGCTCGCCCACCGAGTAGAAGTCCGAGGCGTAGGGATGCGGCGTCGGCGTCAGATTGCCGCCGGTACCGAGATCCTGGCCACCCTGGCCGGCGGCACGGATGATCGCCTGGTCGTGCTGCGCTCCGAGGTCGGTGGCCATCTGCTCCAGGCTGGTGCCGCGCATCGCCAGATGGCGATTGGTGTGCTCCCGCTGCTCGGGGCTCAACTCCTCCCACTTCGGTGGACGAGGAGCGGCATTGGGGTCGGCCATGCCGGGCAGTTGCACGTCGTAGTGGGTCGGGCCGACGTTGTGCTGGCCGAGGGGATGCCCGGCACGGCGGAGGTCGTCGTAGATCTGCCCGGGGGTGGCGGTGATGCCATGGGTCGCCTTCATGTGCGCCGAGATGTCCGTAGTCCTGGCCTGGCCCTCCGGTGAGGCCTCCCAGTCCGTGCGTCCTTGACGGGCGGTGATCACCCGGCCCTGTTCGACGGCGGTCATCGGCTTGGGGGCCTTGTTGTACGAGGAACCCTCCGGGGGCATGTTCACCCGCTCACCACTGACGGGTGTCGGAACCTGCTCACCGTGCCAAGTGGCGTAGTCGGTATGCGCCGGAGAGGGGTAATTCGTCGGTCCTGTCTTCACAGACCCTGTGATCGGCTGCATCGGGAACCGAGACTGCCTACGGGTGAGATTCCTAGCCACTACGACTCCTTGGCTTGCGCCACCCACGGGAGATGGCCAGGGCCCTGTTGTGCTCCACGACCGGGCTGTGGAACCGCACCGGCTGGAGGTGCGGTGGAAGCTCTTGGGCCTTGAGATAGTTCTTGTGCACCTGGTCGATGATGTCCGGCGTCTCGTTCAGCATCTCAAAGCCGGTGAGGGCGTTGGCCGACGGCTTGATCAGGTAGTTGCCGATGTTCGACTTCGGCCGGCCCACCGGGTTGGGCTCGATCTGCGGGGAGCCGATCGGGGCAGCGCCCTTGGCGCCACCGGCCAAAGGACTGCCGGCGGCCCGTGGGTTCTTGTCCGGCCACATGCCCGACGCCAGGCTGGGACTGCCCTTGCCTGGGACGCCAACCGAGAGGTAGGGCTTCTTCTTCGGCTTGGCCTTGTCGGCCACGGGATCAGTCGAAGACTTGCGCCGGGTTGATCCGCACGAGTCGCTGCTCCGAGCCAAGCTCCATCTCAAAGACGGGGCCCGACTGGCCGGCGCTGGCGCCGATCACGAAGTCGCTGAGCATGGTCGGAGCCTCGATCCACGAGGCCGAGCCGACATGCACACGCTCACGCATGGTCGTCGCCGGATCCTTGAACTGGGTGGACGGACGTCCCCGACCATCGCCGGCGGTGTCGCCGTAGGCGCCCAGACCGAAGTCATTGGGGATGTCGGTGTCGGTGGCCACGCCCTCTTCAAAGCGGAGCGGCCCACGGCGCACCGTGTTCATTGCGATGGCCGTCTCGTAGCCGGATTCCGGACGGTATGCCATGAAGGCCCTCCCTCATAGTCGTGTATGGACACGAGCCTAGATCATCTGTGGACGAGCGGGGAGGTTCCGACGTATAGGGGTCTACCTGCGGTAGAACGGGGACGACACCACCTCGACCTCGGGGACCGTCTGGATCATCGAACAGGCCGCAGCCAGGGCCGCCGAGTCGACGTAGTCGTCGTGCGCTTCCTTCTCGTTCGGCGCAGCGATCATCAGGTACTGGCCCTTCATCTCCTTCTCGGCATCGACCATCTGCTGGCGGAACCGGCGCCATACACGGGTACGGCGGGCCTTGGAGTGGCCTGGGTAGACGAACATCTTGCGCTGCATGAGTTCGATCAGGTGCTTCCAC